CTAACAAGATAAACTCGCAGGATTCTCTTTCGTCGCATTGACAAAACAACGGAATAGTCGATTACCTGACTTCCGCCATTTCTGAAGATCCTGCATATTAATACCATAACTACTGAACAACATAAAGGTGTCATCCAGATATTCGTCGATCTGCTCAATGAGCTTATTGTCTTCATTATACTTAATTTTGTAATTAAGTGCGAAGGTCGCAATATGCTCAATCAGTTCATTCAACTGGAGGTTGATCGCCGAGGTTGGGTCGTTTACCCAGCCATGATTGCTTTCTTCAAGGTTTGCAAGGCAGTCATGATACAGGGTTTCACAGAGAAACTTAAGCTGTGCGATATCATGTCTTTTGGGTGAGTATTCATCCATAACGCGTCCCCTTCTTAGCGGTTGAACTAACGGACACCTTTCGGGATGGAAAAAACTTACTGACCTGGACTTGCCCTCTCGTTTGTTAGCTTAACTATAAGCCACTCTTTGCAGGTTTTCATCGCATTATTACGAAAAATTACAATTAGGAAGGAAGCGGGACAGGACTCACTTTTTCATACTAGCACTAACCCGCAGCAGGTAAAAGCAGTTTGCTCGAACTATTCATAACATTTCAGGATTATCGCCAGATGAAATTGGTGACACTAATACCAGGATTGCTCTGAATATGACGTAATAACCGAGGAATGAATAAAGAATTACCGCAAATAATTAAGAATAGCCTCTAAATGATTATGGATTATTAAATCTATTAGCGCTACTTAATATAAATTAACTAACAATCAGTATTTTTTATGAATTTTATCCGTGGTTAATACTGGTTTTCGTATGAGATCCTGAGTTGGTGGTTCAATTACTCCTTAATGTTCGTAGGTTATGCATAAAAAAGGCCGCTTACGCGGCCTTAGTGATTACACGTTGTATCAATGATGATCGACAGTATGGCTGTGCTCGATATCTTCATTCTTGCGGCTAAAGCGGCGGCGAACCACCACAAAGAATACCGGAACGAAGAAGATTGCCAGTACCGTTGCGGTCACCATCCCGCCCATTACACCGGTACCTACTGCGTTCTGCGCGCCGGAACCAGCACCAGTACTGATAACCAGCGGCATAACGCCGAGGATAAACGCCAGCGAGGTCATCAGGATCGGACGTAAACGCATCCGCACCGCATCAAGCGTCGCTTCAATCAGACCTTTACCTTCTTTATCCATCAAGTCTTTGGCGAATTCGACGATAAGGATCGCGTTCTTCGCCGACAACCCAATGGTTGTGAGCAGGCCTACCTGGAAGTAAACGTCATTGGTCAGGCCACGGAAGGTGGCAGCCAGCAACGCACCGATAACCCCCAGCGGAACGACCAGCATAACGGAGAACGGAATCGACCAGCTCTCGTACAGCGCCGCCAGACACAGGAACACGACAATCAACGAAATCGCGTACAGTGAAGGTGCCTGGTTGCCGGAGAGACGTTCCTGATAGGACATCCCCGTCCAGTCATAGCCAACACCGGTAGGCAGTTTGCTCGCCAGTTGTTCCATCAGCTCCATTGCTTCACCGGTACTTTTACCCGGTGCCGCCTGGCCTAAGATTTCCATGGATGGCAGGCCGTTGTAACGTTCCAGACGCGGCGAACCGTACTCCCAACGAGAAGAGGAGAACGCCGAGAATGGCACCATCTGACCATCAGCAGCACGAACATACCAGTCGCCGATATCATCCGGCAGCATACGGTATTTCGCTTCTGACATGACATAAACTTTCTTCACACGACCGCGGTCGATAAAGTCGTTCACATAGCTGCCGCCCCATGCAGCGCCCAGAGTGGTGTTAATGTCGTTGATAGAAACACCCAGCGCCTGCGCTTTTTCCTGGTCGATATCAATCTTAAACTGCGGGGTATCTTCCAGACCGTTTGGACGTACGCTGGTCAACATATCAGGGTGCTTCGCTGCTTCTGCAAGCAACTGGTTACGCGCCTGAGTCAGTTTTTCGTGACCAAGGCCAGCCTGGTCAATCAGCTCAAAGTCAAAGCCGGTTGCAGTACCCAGTTCCACGATTGCGGGCAGGTTAAAGGCGAAAACCATCGCATCTTTGATTTGCGAGAAAGCGCGTGTTGCACGCATGGTAATCGCTTCAACTTTGTTTTCTTCGCCCGGACGATCGGCCCAGTCCTTCAAGGAAACGAACGCAATACCGGTATTCTGACCACGTCCCGCAAAGCCGAAGCCGTTAACGGCGAACACCGACTCAACGTTGTTCTTTTCTTTGGTCAGATAGTAATGCGTTACCTCATTGAGCACTTTCTGTGTACGTTCCTGCGTTGCACCTGCTGGCAGCTGAACCATGGTCATAAACACGCCCTGGTCCTCATCTGGCAAGAAGGAGCTTGGCAGACGCACGAACAGATAGGCCATGCCGACCACGATGATCAGATACAGCACCAGGTAACGCCCCGTACTGCGCAGAATACCGCCTACGCTGTCGGTGTAGTGGTGCGTGCTCTTCTCGAACATGCGGTTAAACCAGCCGAAGAAGCCTTTTTTACCTTCCCCGTGATCGCCTTTGGCAATCGGTTTCAGCATGGTGGCACAAAGAGCTGGAGTCAGGATCAACGCCACCAGTACCGACAGCGCCATTGCTGAAACAATGGTAATAGAGAACTGACGATAGATAGCACCAGTAGAACCGCCAAAGAAGGCCATCGGTACGAATACCGCCGACAGTACCATCGCGATACCGACCAGAGCGCCCTGAATCTGCCCCATCGACTTACGGGTAGCTTCTTTTGGCGGCAAACCTTCTTCCGCCATAACACGCTCAACGTTTTCTACCACAACGATGGCGTCATCCACCAACAGGCCGATGGCGAGCACCATCCCGAACATTGTTAGCGTGTTTATCGAGAAGCCAAAGGCGGCAAGGACGGCAAAGGTCCCGAGCAATACCACCGGTACGGCAATGGTCGGAATCAACGTCGCGCGGAAGTTCTGCAGGAACAGATACATAACCAGGAACACGAGGATGATCGCTTCGACCAGCGTTTTAACCACTTCGTGAATAGAGATTTTCACGAACGGCGTGGTGTCGTATGGGTAAACAATTTTCAGACCCGACGGGAAGAACGGTTCCATCTTCGCCAGTTCAGCACGGATTGCCGCAGCGGTATCCAGCGCGTTTGCACCGGTCGCCAGCTTGATCCCCAGACCGGAAGCCGGTTGGCCGTTAAACTCTGCGATGATGTCGTAGTTCTCACCACCCAGCTCAATCTTCGCGACGTCACGCAGCAGCACGCGGGAACCATCCTGATTCACTTTCAGCAGGATTTTGCCGAACTCTTCAGTAGAGGTCAGACGCGTCTGAGCAATAATAGAGGCGTTAAGCTGTTGGCCTTTCACCGGCGGCGTACCACCGAGCTGACCCGCCGCAACCTGGGCGTTCTGCGCTTTGATGGCGGTAATGACATCAACCGGCG